ACAAAACAAATACAAAATAAAATCAAAAATGGTAGTGAAAGAACACATCATTCTAGTGTCCTCAGTGTGAATAACAAAAAGCCAAGAGAAGCGCACAAGTAACGAAGAAACAACGTTACAAAATACGAACAGAATACGTACAATCAGCAAAAACAAAGTAAAACAATTATACATAAAAACAAATATGCTCATGACCTACAAATCAGGAGCCCCTTTTTATACGGTTGTGGTCTCAACCAGCACAAACATTTCAATCCGCTAGATTGGAGATTGCGTCGTAATAACGCGAATCTTCCCAATCTGCAGCATTCGCAAATGTTTCATTGTAGCGTGCTTCGTCCAGAGTTGTGGACTGTTCAGTTTGAAGAGTAAAATCCAGCTCTTCTTCTTCTGGCGTGCTAGAAAGCACGATTCTCCTTCCCGGAGTAGGGTCAACAGGCGGAAGTGGTTGTTGGGCAATTTCATCTAAACGCCACTGATGCATCAAATCAGTGTTGTTACGATTTCGACGTCTGCTTTTCCGTTCCCCGCCATGTTGAAGTTGTTGAATAGGCTCCAAGCCTTCGTCGCTGCTTTGTGTCACCATACGTTTGAGTGCAGCTTCAACAAAGAATGCAGTAGGCGTGGTGGCTTGTGGTTCATGGCTACTCACGCGCATCTCAGGTTGCCATTCCTTGTCTTGGATGTAATTCTGATGTTCGTTAAGCATGAGTCGAGCATCGCGCAGGGTCGCTTCCTGTGCGCGCATCAACACAACCAACTTATCATAAGACACTTCCAGCTGTCGCACACACTCTTCATTTCCGTGTGCGTTTGCAGCTCGCGCAATCCAATGACGCGCAACCAGCACTCGCAATGCAAACACAATCCAACCAGGCAAAAATACAGGTGGCACAATCAATGTACTTGTAGCAATTGCCCACAAAGTGGCCTTGGTAAACTGCCGCATATTCGTTGTATTGATGTACCGAGAACCACCATTATGATGGCAAGCGTGAGCTACTTGATGGTGAGTAGGCACTTCGTTGAAATTGCGTGCAGCCAGGGTTATTGACATAAAGTCGCCTACACCAATAGCACGCAGTGCTTTCCATTGCGTGCGTTGCTCTGCACTCATATTGTATTCTGCAATGATCGGGAAATTTGCCTCAGTGATCAGGTTCTGCTCAATCATCCTCATGATCCACTTTGGTGGCAAACCATCACTGGTGGTGCCTTGAAGCCATGCAACACGTTGTGCGAGCTTCTTCGCAGCATGTTGTCGCGGCAGCTGTTGGCACAGATCAGCTTGGGGATCCACCTCTTCGTCACTGGCAATTGGTGCCTTATGAGCAATGTGCAAATCATACATGGTAGCTTCCTTAGAGCGTGACACATCATTTCCTTGTGGTTGTGCAAGCACAGTTCGTTTAGGCTTGCGTGCACGTTTCCTCCTGCTTGTTGGCACACCATAATCGACCGTAAATGGTCCAAAAGGTTGTGCTGCACTGTCAAGATACATGTATGCAGGCGGACGCACCATGCCAAAAGTGAAATCGTCTCCAGCTGCCACCCAAAACTCCAGCAGTGCAGTTAAGGTGTCAGGCAACCTCCACAAGAATTGATGTGTGGTTGCATACCCTGGCTTTTCCAGCACAGAAGTGTACTTGTAATCTCGTCCATGCGGGAAACTATAGCCAAAAACAGGATTCACTCGAGCATCTCCATAAGCCGCAACAACGCCTGATGTGATGGCTGGTGCAACAGATGGATCCCACATGTCACATTGTCGCGTAACTGTTGTTTGAAAAGATGTCCAAGTGCCATTCTGCGTAATTTGCTTAATTCGAAAACTGCCACGGTGAAAGGCAAAAACTCTCATCCAGTCATGTATGTGACACACAGGTTCAGTGACTAATGCAGAAGTACCAACACTAAACGTCATTGTAAGCGTTGGATCATTAACTTCAGAGATCAAATAGCCAGCGTTCGTAACTTCACGCACCGTCGGTGTTGGTGCAATGATTGTTGAAGCACCAGCACTTGCGTTGCCAGTAGCCACAAAGTGTATACACTTACGGTACCCATGCACAAAGTCACGCACACTGTCCACAGAATCACCATCAAAGAAGATGCCTTGTTCCTTGATGCCAGCATGTGCTGGATGAAACATTGGAAAATCAACAAACTCCTTACGAATGTTCGTCTGAGGTTCGCAGTCTTCCCAATCTGTTGGTGAAGTAAAATGCCGTGCACCAGGGCCGTTGTTTGAAACAAGTGAACGTGGGTTGATCAACTTAAAGTCAGAAGCCATTGATGACCAAATATTCACACCTATTCCCTCATATGTTGTAGTATCTGGTCCGGTGGGTGCTTGCACAAAGTAGAATTCTAACACTCCGTTGCCCCCGTACGGTGTTGAGCCCCCAAAATGGTAGACCGCATCCGTGTAGGAAACAAGTCTGCTTTCATCATAGGGCGTTTCCCTGTTCCAGCCAACACAAAACTTGACCCAAGTGCTTCCTTTAATGGCCACATGCATCGTTTGAAGATCGCTTGCATATGTACCTGAAGCAATGGCTGCCACGTCATTGGGATCCGCATGTGGATGATACCGTATTCCGACCACAGCATTTGCAAGTACCGATGCGTTAAAGAGAATGAGAAAATTCATACTACCATGGTAATGTGTTCCATGCAAAGCCACAAAGCCAGCATAGTTAGGTGCCATATATGCAGTCTGTCCAAGCGGTGTGTTTGAAGTCATGACGTTGAAGCCACTAAAGGTTGGGTTCACTGGGATCAAAAACCTTGCACCAGATACCATCCTTGCCCTGTAAATATACGAGGGCAATCCAGCAAGATGAGACAATGCCATCTCATCAACATTGGCACCTAACTGTGTTGGTGAGGTGTCGACATGTGCAGTTGGTTCAATTGTCAGTTGCAAGCCATAATCTCCTTTTTTGGGGCCAAAATCTGCGCCAACAGTGGGTGTGAATTGTGCTGGTAAAGGGTCAATTGTTGGTTTATCTAACCCTAATGCCATAGTCGCAACAGTGAGTCCAGCCACATCTGCCACAGCAGAAGAAACTTCTTGCACCATGCTGATAGCTTCTTGTACACCAGGCAAGGTTGTTTGCGGTGCACTTTGCAACGAACCTGGTGTTGAACCAGCTGCTCGTGCCTCAGGTTGGTCTTGTGCATAATGGCGACCAGATTGAGGCTCAAACGTTGTCATTTGCAGCTCCTTCAAGCAGGGATTGTACACACGCAAACCATTGAATTTGGCAAAAATGGACACTCCAATGGTCTGTGTAGGATCATTGCTGATAGACGTCAATGAATTGAGCAACGAACAATCGCAGTCATATTGCAGATCTGGTGTATGGATCATGTCCAAATTCGTCTGATAAAACCACGGTAGTTCTAGCACAACCTCACCAGTATCTTGTCCTGTCAACAACTGCATACGCTGCTGCATTGCACCTCGCACGCCAACATTAGCGCCGGGTCCTTGGTTGCCAGCAGAACACGCTAACATAGCAACCATAGTTTGTGATGGTGGCACACACGTTCGCATCATAATTGAAATGGAATCAAAGTTGTAATGCATATATCCTTGAAGAAACCGTGCAATACCATCCTGTTCCAACAACTTGCTCGGCATTTCGAAGTTGAACAAACTTGTGTCAGGTGCTGTGGCGGAAGTGAAGGTAAACTGGCCAATCAATTGATAATTGTCCAAAGCTGGTGAATTGTTAACTTGTCCTCCAGCATGTCGTAGCGTCCGCGTTGTACTGCCTGAAACAGCATCTACACGTTCGACATGTCCAGTAGCAACGTTGTTTGAAATTGGCGAAGGGCCAACAGAAAGTGGGGTTTGAAATAAGTCGCTTGTAATCTTAAGCGGACCTGATTGTGGCTCAAGTAAACCAATGTCCTTTTCAGATAGACACAATCCTTGCTGTTCTTCAACAAACGGCCAAAAATGTTCTCCATTGCGTTTAGACAATGCGAGCCCATATGGCCAAATTTCCTTCGACAATTCTAAGTCCGCTGTTGCTGGGTGACGCAACAGCACGACTCGATGTCTTTCGTACTCCTCTTTTCCATAGTGTGTTAATTCCAGCATCACATTGTGTATTGTAGAGACCAATGACTGCCTCATGCCATCTCGTGCAAAATACAATGCAGCATATATGCGCTGGATGTCCAGTGGTGCGTGCATGCGCGCACTACGCCAGACAAACTTCCTTGAAAGATATGACATGTCAATAACACGACGTTGCACGTAGTCGCCAATCTTGGTTCCAGGCGTCAAATCCATCCCAAAGTGATGCTTAATGACAGGTACCATCTCACTCCATGGAAAGTTCTCAATAGGCAAAACCACAATGTTGTCGTCACCATACAAGGCCATTTTGATCAATTCATAAACAAGTGGTATCTTGTACTTGTGTGCAAGCACTGCTACACCGCTCAACAGGCAGATGAACGCGATCACAGCATTCCAGAATGCCGTCATAAATTGTCCAGAGGGATTGCCTCCAGAAAGCGTGAAAACACTATTCTCCCACAGAACGTATGCTTCAACAAGTTCCATGAGTAGTGCTGCTCGCTTCCTGTTGTGTTTGTCCAAATGCCAGCCAAGAATGATACGACATGCTGCAACTGCCAATTTGCGTGGTATAGAAGCATCAAAGTTCTTGAAGTCTCCATCAGTGCCACTCTGGTTGTGTGACGTGAGATGTGTGTACATAAACGCCCAGTCTGCTGAATGAGGGTTCACTCCAATACTAATTGGTCCTTCCAAACACTGCTGCTTAGCTGCAAACACCATACTCACAAAATAGCGCCTACCAACAATGACATAGTCTGATGGTGAAGCGCAAAATGCTCGCGGAGTGTTCACTTTGGCCAACTTGCGCAGCTCATCTTTGTACGACAACACAAATATGGTCAACGCCCGTTCTCCCTTTTCAAGTAGTTCTTCTCTAATGTCAACCATGTTTTTCAAAGCTGGTCCCATCTCCAAAAGTGCACCATGTCTAACCATGAAATGTTCCTTAGTAGTTGGTCCACCCACATTAAGAGGAAAACCAACAGAAGTGTTGAGCGCCAAGCTAGGCGTTTCTGTATCAGTGTGACCTGAACAAGCCTCATCCAACGTTAAAACATACGGATTTTCCTGCGGAGGAAGGTTGTAGTAGAACACATCACTCACCAAGTCAAAGAATGGAACATCATCATTTTGAAACTCTTGAAAGTCATACGGTGGCGCATCCAACTTTGCTCGAGCAGCAATCAATGGATCAACTCTCTCACCATGTTCATCTGTATAAAACCGCATGTTGACGGGAGCATAAGGTACGTCACCAAAAACCCCATGAAATGGAGAAGTGCTATACCCACTGCTTCGTTGTTTGTATGGTTTGAGTTTGTCCGGAACCATGAACTTCTTGTCATGACCAAATTCTTCTTCATTATGCACAGGTATCAATTGGTTCAATACTGGGCTCTGCGCCTCATGTTGTTCCACAGGTCCAATGCTCAACACAATCTGAAGATTCTCGTCAATTCCTGCAGCTTCGTATGCTTCAGAGATCAAGGCAGCCAACTTGGCCTCTGTTATAAAGCAAGCGCCACCCTGACGATGATCGGTCGTTCCACTCGTGTGCATTCCACAAACCTTCCAATTGCCATTTTGTTCAGTGTAAAGTAAATTGCCACACATGCCGCGAGCACTTTCAATGTAATACCAAAGGCACTCCTCAGTTTGGAACGTATCACCTCCAGCAACCTTGTATGCACATGGTGCCAAACTGTGAATGTTTGCACGTGTAATACGAGCAATAGTCACGTTCTCATTGATTCCCACGAACTGCATGGTCGCGTTCTTCATGGCTTGATAAGAACTCGTGACCAATCGTTTCATGATCGTTTTCCGAGGATTAAATGAAGTAGGCAAAATCAAAAATGCCAAGTCGTTGTCAGCATCTATGTAGCAATATCGAGGGATTGTTACCTTGTTCTTGTCATGTTGTGTGCAAAACCGTACGTGTGAGACCTTCCCATACGCAACAGAATGCGCAGCAATCATTGCAACATATGGTGCTACAAAAACACCATACGTGTCAGTACATGACTTGTCAGTGAAAATGATGTCCACATGGAAACGTGATGCAAGATCGGCATCTACCGCAGCCTCCAAAGCAGCAATGCCTGGTCCTTGGTGTTCGACGTTTGGATTGGCAGCCTTTGTGGGCTTTCCTCTCCGCATGCCGGGCACACCTGCAGGATTGGGTATGTGTCCGTGACGGGCAGTGTTTTGCTGATAAGATTGCTCCTCGCTATCAACCTTCTTACTCCGCCAAAGCAGTGCAAGACCAGTCAACAACGGTAGTGCAACAACACAAAAACCAATAACCGCAGTAGTCCAAGGGCGCTCTTTCACCTTCTCACACAATACATCCGTGAAACTTGGATATTGCACCATGTGTTTCTCAAACACAGTCTCGTATGAACAATTCGGAACAAATAGCTGTGGTCCTTGTGGTTCAACTTCAGGTTGTAGTCGGTGTACTTGTGCTTGGGGAAAAAGTCGCTGCGCTTCCTTTGTTGGAACAGAATTAAGATATTCATACTCTGGCACATTGTCCTTGACGCGCTGACGCAAACTAGTCACCAGGTCTGCATGATCAGCTATCGTGTTCTTGACAAATGTTGTAAGGTCCTCTGGAACCATAAGTGTCTGTTTGTCCCTTGAGATTCTCTTCTCATAAGTCCACAACATGCACACCACCAGTTCACCACCGTTCATCGTCGTCATGTTTCCAAAATTGAACTCACCCCACTGTGGAGGTTTCGTTTCAAATTTCTTGAATGATCCACGCTTGCCTTGAGTCATATACCAAATCACGAAATTGTCCACATCTCTGCCTCCTACTACAAAACGTTGTTCTGCAATGTCAGTTTTATCCAACACCTGCACGAACAGATCGATGCGGTTTGCGACGGCCTGTGGATCTTGCACAGGAAAGAAGCTTTTGGCTGGAGAAGTAAGATTAGTCGTAATGAACAAGCCCTTCAAATTTGCGTACAAGTTCCCTTTGCCATCTGCACCTTGGAAAGCCTTCTCAACCAATGTAGGTACGGAATTGCTGAATGTGATGAGGTTCTTCACATCTTCAGCGATGGCTTCAGGATCTTTAAACGTGCACCATTCATCAAAACACAGCACTTCCGTTGTCTCACGATACGTTTCCATATATTGTGACTTCCGATGAAATGCCCATTGCGCATCAGTAAATGGTGTTCCATTCACTGCCTCAAGAAATGCCATGGCCAATGTTTTCATAGCGCTGCTCTTACCAGTTTCAGAAGCACCATAGAACATTATAGTCAATGGAGGCGTTCGCCTATGCAAGGATTGCAACGTTCTAGCCACTGATGCAACCTCACGCAAACGTTCAACGTCTTTCACAATCCGTTGGTAGGTATGATTGGACAACTTTGTATTCTTTGGATCTGCCAACCAACTCACCATCAAACAATACTTCTCTAGGAACTTTGCCGGCTTCTCAATAGTGAAATTGTGAGTTGTCTCTGACCACAAGTGCATAGCTTGTGCAACCTGTTCCATCTTCGTTCTAGCAGGATCAAACGGATCCATTTGGAACAAATATAGACAAATCGATGAAATAAGTGCTTGCAACCATGCTATGACTTTAGACGCCAGGCTAATGGTGCCATTAAGTGCAGCAATAGTCTTAGCATGTTGCGTGATGAAGTGCAGTGCACTATCTGGCACTTCCTTTGCACAATCAAACACATGCACAACAAATCGCGTAAAACACGTATCTTTCCACCATTCAGTTTCCCCATCTTGTGGCTCAGTGGCAGGAACCATATTACGACAAAACCACAACTGACATGCAGCGTATATGGATGGGTCATACATATCTCCTTCCTGAATTTCAAAAACTTCGCGAAACACGTTTTCTTCTGATCGTTCATCTACGGGTGGTGGAACTTTGTAGGTTGCAGTAGCTTTCTCTCTTCCATCAGAATAAAGCCACCTACGCTTGCGTTCAACTTCAGCGAGATACTCCCCATGCCGTGGCACTTTGAATCCGAAGATCTCTTGCCAACCTGAAGTATCACCAACCCAACAAGTCGGGTTGGCATCCTCAGCGGGTGCCACTCCAGAAACCAAATCGCACAATCGGGTATACCACTGTGGTGCATTTGAAAAGTCCACACTAGACGCAACAAGATGTGCAATTTGAATTGCAATTCCGTCCTTCTGACCAGTACCCACATAGTACGCCAGCGCCAACAATGCAACAATTCGTGATTGCCACACCAACCAATTGGCTTTGACTACTTCCATAATTCCAGCTCCCAAACTACTCATGGTCGTTTTCAACCATTCCGTGGCTCGTTTCATAAAGTCAGAAAACTTCTCCTGGAAATATCCTTGTGGTTCCCACTGCAAAGATAACATTTTGGCATCACGTGCGTGTTGTCGATTTTGAGAACGCCCGCACTTCCGCTGTGCGTATATCTCTTTACCAACTCTACGCGCAGTAACTGCAGCAGCAGCTTTCCCAACAATCTCTGTCTTAAACTTCTGCAGCAGATACTCTCGCAAACTGTCGTCTTCGTTCATCTCCGTGTCCTCGTAAATTTGTTCTTCAAGGTTTTGCATTGCTGGTGTGTGAATAATGCGGCCAAATGCATCATTGTACTGTCGTTTGTACTCTTTGCGTGTATACTGTGCACGGTTGATAAAATACCGAGCATCAGTGGCTATTGCCACGCAAGCAGTTTCGACAAATTTCATGACGTCATACAAACACTCGATGTCAAAATGCAAATACCGCAATGTGTTAAGCACGGTCTGCAAAATAGTTGGCATGGGAGCAAGTTTAGTGAAGCCAATGTTACGCACTTCAATTGGCACATCCTTCTGCTGCAATATTCTGCGCAGGGTTGTGACCAAAGGTACACCGTTTCCGTCTTTCCAAACACGACAAAAGAAGTGCTCATACACATCTTCCCACTCTTCTTCCGGTCTAGAAGCCAATTCCTGTGTCAAATAAATGGAACGATACCCTGTTCGCGCTATTTGAAGCGTAAACAAGTCTCGTATCCACTCCGGTAAATCCATTCGTGTTCCATTATCCACCTTCTCAATATCAACCAATGTGAAGGGGATTTCCAATTTGTCCAAAATAGCTGGGGATATTGTGTGCTTCAAATCAAATCTCTGCACTATATCCTGCAACTTCACGTTGCTCGATCCTGCAACCAATTCACCACGCGTAGTGGAAAACTTGGTGCGTTTCACGAACTGTTGAAATGTTTCTCGTACTCCAGTGTGATAACGACGCAGGGGCGTGTAATCTTCATCTGTCTTACGGCCTTGTGGTTCACAAAGCACATTGTCGTTGGAATGCGATTCCTGATTAAAGCTCGCAACTTTGTAAATTCCAACTGTTGTTCCATGGGTATGTTTGGTAAATTTCTGGGGTTCCAATGACGCAACGAAACCAAACAGCATTCTCCACTGTAAGGCCTTGCGTTTCTTCAGGCGTTTATTGTACTGACGCTTCCGGTCACACCGGGAAGGTACAGCAACAACTTGCGTAGGCGGGGGGGGGGTAAGCCCTTGGAGGTTTTGACACTCTCCTTGGGGTGGCAGCATTCCTTGCTGATAGGGATCTGTTAAATCTTCCTTTCGAAAGTGAGTGATCACACTCTGCATTGTTGAAAGAGGTTCAGGTTATAGTCTGGGACGATTGAGTATTCCTCCTTGGCACGTTCTAATAGTTCCGACTAACTCCAGGGAAAGAGCTAGTTGACGTTCTCAAACCTATCCGCACAGGCGTCTAGGTTCAGGCGAGTGAATTCATGAATAGGCACACGGTCCTACTTGTTGGGGGCAGAGCCTACTGCAATATATGCAGACTCCAACAGTGTGTCATGTCACTACAGAAACTACTTCACGTGGGCAGGATTGACGTCCTTCCACTGTTCGCACTGCAAATGCGTTGTGTATGTTTGAGCCCCATACACAGGGCAAAGCGGCAGCGTATTATAGTTGATACCCCACTGCCAGGGTGGAAGCCCATTCCATGAGCTTGGTGGTTCAAAGGTTTCAGGTACTAATAATCATTATAATAACTTCACAAAACAGATGCGCAAGCGACGCACATCATTAAGTAAAGAAATCGTTCTGATAATTTCC